TCAGCGTTTCCACTTACATCTAATGTTGCACAGTCAAGCTCACCAGTAATAGTAAAGTTTGATGAACCAGAACCATCAGCCCTAGCTAATGGAAAACCACCAGCAGTACTCCCATCATGCACAACTAATGTTTCTTTATCTGTATCTACTGTGACTTCTCTTTCAGCACCAGTAAAAGAACCGTGTTGGGACGTTGTGCCACCCCTTAATTTTAAAAGTTTTGCCATTATGCTATGCTCCCAAAGTCTATTGTTAGATTGTCAGTATTGACAGTACCGTTTAAGTTAATCTCACCAGAACCATTTGGCGCGATAGTAATATCTCCGTTTGATGCGGATACAATTGAGTTGCCGTTTACATCCAAATTACCTCCAAGCTGGGGTGTGCTATCCACAGCTAATGAAGTCATCGCACCAGCAACGACTGGTATGAATGATGTGCCGTTAAAATACGCCAAGGCATTTGTCGAGGTATTGTAAAACAAATCCCCAGCGTCGTTGTTGGATGATGGGTTACTTGAGCCTATTCTATAGCGATCAGCAAAATCATTAATTCCACTCAAGTTTGTCGCTACTGTATTAACATTTGATACTGCTCCAGCAACGCTTGCTATATTTGATACCACACCACTCGCATTAAGTGCTGCCATGTTTGTGATGTTTGTGGATGTTCCCAAGGCGGTTACGTTTGCTATCGCGTTGGCAACTGTGCTTATGCTATTACCTGATGATGTTGCGACAGAGTTTGCTATCGATCCTAAATCCTCTTGGGCAGTTATCTCGCCAGCAACAATGTTTATATTTGTTTGGCTTGAAGCAGAAGGTGCAGTTGATTGATACGACGATCCATTAAACGCCACAAGCTCATTCGAAGTCGTGTTGAAAAATAAATCACCAGCATCATTATCACTGCTTGGGTTTGACGATCCCACCCGGTAACGTTCCGCAAAACTATTTACTCCTGAAATATTCGATACGACTGTCGCAAGATTATTTACGTTTGTAGTTGTTGCCATAGTATTTAAGTCGCTAACAAAATCCGATGTGCCTAGTAAATTTAAATCGGTAACGATATCACTTGTGGCGAGAGTATTGATATCTGACACAATATCGCTAGTCGCAAGTGTGTTCAAATCGCTTACTATATCGGATGTGGCAAGCGTATTTATATCGCTTACAATGTCACTTGTGGCTAAAGTATTCAAATCAGAAACTATATCACTTGTAGCAAGTAGGTTTATATCATTGATAACATCTGTAACAGCAAGGGTATTTACGTCACTCACAAAGTCGCTAGTTACTAAAGACATTCCACTTGAAAAATCAGACGTAATTAACGATGCCTTTCCAGCTACCGTATTAATATTAGAAGCGTTTGACGCAACTGAGTTGATATTTGTTTGTTCTGAGCTTGTCGGCTTCACATCTTCCCATGCTGATCCTGTATATACTTTGACCCCACTAGATGTGTTGAAATATAAATCTCCTGTGTCTAAATTTGACGATGGATCAGAACTAGCAGCACCGTGATATTGCCCTTGAAACGTA